TATTCTATTTCGACATCCTATGATGACTTGGCGGAACGTTTATCTAAGTTGGAAAAGATTATTGCCGAAGAGGAAGAGGTTCGTAGAACTCATCCCGCAGTTAAAATGGCCTATGATGAATATCGTTTATTATATATTCTGGCAAAGAAGAATCCCGGCGACCGCTTGACAGATCAATGAAATTAGCGTATAAATATATTTGTAAAACGCCACTAGGGTTTTACACTGGACACTCGGTCCAAAACGTTCTTGCTTATTAAAGGAGAAAATTATGAACGCATTAACACGATTTGATACTACAGCTCTTAATCAATTAAATAGAGCACTTGTTGGCTTTGACCGCTTATTTACAGAGCGTCTATCACAGCAACAATCTTATCCTCCCTACAATATTATCAAGAAAGGCGAAAATGACTACGAAATTGAAATCGCAGTTGCAGGCTTTACTCTTGATGAAATCGATGTAGAAGTTAATCAAAATCTTTTGGTTATCCGAGGAGAGCGCAAGCGTGAAGATGACACTGATGTGGAATACCTACATCGTGGTCTTGCTTACCGCAATTTTGAAAAGAGCCTTACATTGGCGGAACACATGGAAGTTGGTACTGCTAGTATCAAAGAAGGCGTATTACGTATTTCAATTACCAGGGTTGTACCTGAAGCACTGAAGCCACGTAAAGTGCAAGTTATTGGCTACGATAACTAAGCACTAAGTTTGGGGAGCACCTGCTCCCCATTTGATAAATATTATTAAGGAATCAACATGACGCTTATGGCGACAGAAATTAAACAAACTACTCGTGAATCAGTGATTATCAAACAGCCTAGCATGTACAAGGTTGTGTTTAACAACGATGATACGACTCCTATGAATTTTGTTATTGAATTGCTTAAAGCAGTATTCCATCACAATGAAGAACGTGCGCACAACTTAACCATGGAAATACATGAACAGGGTAAAGGTGTAGCCGGCGTTTATACTTTCGAAGTTGCCGAACAAAAGCACAACGAAGCACTTTATATCACTCGCTCAAACGGGCACAATCTAAACATCAACATTGAATCAGAATGAATAGCAAAGAAAAAGAAATACTGGACATTACTCAAGAAGAATGTGCAGAAGTAATTGTTGCGATCAGCAAAATTAGCCGCTTTGGCCTGGACAATATCAAGCCCGGTAAACCCAAAACAAACAGAGAACACTTAGCCGAAGAACTCGGTGACCTACAAGCAATGATTGACTTATGCATTAAGTTTGACTTAGTGGGTAGTGAACAAGTCAGCGTGGCCGCTGACAATAAGATTGCAAAACTGAAAAAGTGGAGTAATATCTTTTCCTAATTGGCGTTATTAGTAGTAACACTATTAGTAGAAACACTAATAAAATGTTGCAGTGCCGCATAAATACAGTAGAGCGCAACTAGCGTTCTACTTATGAAAGGCATCAAAAATGCTAGAATTAATAGGATATCTCATCAAACCGCTGATGAATTTAGACACTTCCAGACAAAACGAATTAGACCGTTATATTGCAAGCAAAAACCCAACAACATCCGCAGAAGTTGATCACTGGGCAAAAGAATTTGATCGTAGACAAGCAAACCAAGGGTGGCCACTATGATTAAGCGCATTTACAACTATATCTGGGAAGTAATGATCGAAATTGGCGAAGCCCGCCAAGAACGACTAAAGCGCAATAATTACCACATGTGGTATTGACATAACAGTTAACTCTGTGCTATTATAGCTAAATACTTCTGTACAGGGGGTTTTACTATGCCAACAAAGCGCAACGTTACTAGGACCAAACTATTTAGAATGGTTCATGCAACGTGGATAGAGGACTGTAAGTTTAGACCTACAATTCAAGACTGTAGGGAAATGTTTCGCAACATCAATAAACAAGTGTTCAATAATGAACTAAGTATGCCTAACTTTAGACTTGTTTATAGCAAGGATTACTGGGGCATGTGTGTTGGTAATTTTGAAGATCCTGCTCGTTGTACGATCCATATGAATAAAAGTTTTTTAAGTAAAAGACTTTTCATAGACACTATGGCACATGAAATGGTACATCAGTGGGAATGGCTTAACAATGACAATATGACGCATGGTCCACAATTCTTTTTGTGGCGTGGAGAACTAAGTAAATTCGGCATACACTTAGGCAGAGCGTATCGCATTAAACATTATAGGCTAGATTAATGATACTTGGCGTTGGTACTGATATATTAGATATAGATAGAATTAGAAATTCCATTAATAAATTAGATAAACTAGCAGATAGAATTTGTACAGACTTTGAATTAACTGAATATAAACAGATAATCTCAGATAATAAAGCGATTTATCTCGCTAAAAAATGGGCTAGTAAAGAAGCAATATCAAAAGCCTGGGGTACAGGTATTCAGGGCGATACTCAGTTTAAAAATATTGAGATTAGACATAATCAAATCGGTAAACCAATAGTTGTATTTTATAATAAACTACAGGAATCAGTTAATATATTAAATGCTAAGTGTCATTTAAGTATATCGGACACAGATAATACAGTCATTGCATATTCGATAATCGAATATAATCCCAGATAATATAATACTAGATACTATATAATATTTTAGTATTATAATACTTTAGTATTACTTTTTAACCCACAAAAAATACTCAAAAATAGGCATAAATTCCGTTTCATGCTATAATTAACTTATGATGAAACGCAAAACACGCACAGATCGCAATCACGCAATTTACGTTATTACTAACGTCAACACCAATGAGCAGTATATTGGCGTTACAGTTTGCAGTGGTAGCTTGAAAAAGGCTCTCAAAGTTCGTATCCAAAAGCACGTTCGTCGTGCATTGACTGAGAACAAAGACTGGGCTTTGTGCAAGAGCATTCGTGAACACGGTGTGAGTGCCTTTACTTACGGACTTGTGGAAACTGTTCGTGGTAAGGTCGAGGCACATCAACGTGAACGTGAACTCACTCGCGTTTACAGTCCAGTTCTTAACACACTTTAATCAAGGAGCTTCAAATGGGCGGCAAAGCAACATCGATCTATCTCACTATTTTGCCCAAAGGCAAGCATATCAGTGTCTTTAAGAAAGTATTTTTTGAAGCCAAGTCCTATAACGACTATGTTAAGTCAGAAGAGTTCAAGGCAAAGTGGCCCACCACAGAGTTTGACATTGTCAAAGAAATCTATTAATTGACATAAATTCGTTTTGCCACTATAATAGTGGCATATACAGTACATTGGAGAGATAAGATGAGCGGGTACCAATCGGTTGTCGCACTGCGCCGCCTTGAAGCAGACGTAGATAAACTTGGCTTTATGCTTTGTGCCCCCAAGCACGGTAATTGGAGCGGCAACGACTACGATGATCGCGTGGCTATCAAGCCCAAAGATGCAGACAGTTTGCCAATTTACAGTCGTGATGCAGAACTGTTTACGGGTTCGCTGGAACAACTTCGCGTTTGGTTGCAGGGTGTGAATTGGGCACGTGAATACGACATGATGCTGAAACTCAGTGATGAGAAAAAGCGAACAGTTAAAGAAGATCAGGAACGTGCTCGACAGTTTAGTGCCAAGCAACGACGTCTTCTTGAAGAACTTAAAAAAGATCATACAGAGAAAGAAAAAAGTGTTTAAAGTTTATTGGACAGACTATGATGACAAGCCTCAGGCATTGTACGTCATGGGTCTAAATAAAGTATTGAAGATCACGGAGGATCTGCGTAAACAGGGTTATACCTTTGTTACCATGGTCAGTGAAGATCCCAACAGTGTGGGTAAACCCGGTGTTGATGAGATCGTGGAAGGCACGTTGCCTGATGGTGGTGAATATTCATGGCGTAAGCGCCGTTAAACTAAGGAAAAAATATGACTAAAGATAATGAGATTGAAATTGTATTCGCCCCTGGTGCCTTTGATTCTTTTGAGGGCACACAGGAGGAACTAGACACCCTGGTCAAAGAAATTGAGACCATGGCGAAATCTGGTGAACTTTTTGAAAAAGCCCGGCCCATTAATATCGACGAAATGGCAATTGAGGACATGGTTCTTTTGGCTGGTGCCCTGGGTATTGATGTGAACTCACTGGGCGATGAATTTATCGAGTATAAAGAAGCAAATAAAATTTTGCAGTAAAGGATTTGTATGACAATGGTAGAACGAGCTAGGATATTTGCCACAGCGGCACACGCCGCAGTGTCGCAAGTACGCAAGTATACAGGTGTACCCTACATTGTCCATCCTGCCGAAGTGGCAAAGATCGTCAGCAGTGTAGAACACACTGATGCAATGTTGGCGGCCGCTTGGTTGCACGATGTCGTCGAAGACACTGGTGTTACCATAGAAGTCGTCCGTGCCGAATTTGGCGCTGAAGTTGCCGAGTTGGTGGGCTGGTTAACTGATGTAAGTCGCCCCGAAGATGGTAACCGTGCTAGCCGTAAGGCTATAGACCGTGCGCATAGCGCAATGGCGCCTGCTGAGGCACAGACAGTCAAGTTGGCTGATTTGATCTCTAACAGTAGAAGTATCTTGGTACACGATGAAAAGTTTGCTAGAACTTACTTGGAAGAAAAGAAATTGTTGTTGGAAGTTATGAACAAGGGTGATGCCACATTGATGGCAGAAGCCAGGAGGTATGTATATGTCTAAAGTAATCAAATTAAACAGACGTTATAAACTGTATAAAGAACACGGTTGCACCCACGCAATTAAATTCAGCGGGTGGACAACCGATGTTGCTAAAGTAGAACAGTTTTTCCGTGAACGATATGGCAGTGACTATTCTTGGAATAAACCTACAATGTGGAAAACACACTGGGCCAAGGCAAATGGTCGCTTTAACTCACGTTCATACTTTATTGGTGTTAAGGATGAGGAAATGATTTTTGTAGCCAAATTGGCGGGAGCCATTTAATTCCCATTAATTGACATAAATTGGTTTTGGTTATATAATACACTATAAACTGAAAGGAGAAGCAAATGACAGTAGTAGCAAAAATGAATGGCAGAGTTGTCGAAGTTATGCGTACAGCTGAAACAGTTGCCTTCTCCTCTGAGCGTGGCTGGGTCATGGTATGTTTCGACTTCGAACAATCTGAACGCAAGAAAAGCCAATTCCGTTGGGTGCCTGCTAGCACTCAGTTCGAATGGGTTCGTGAATTTTGTTTTTAAGGAGAATAATATGACAGCAGAAGTTAAAGAAAAGGTAGCGATGCCAGTATGCCCTTATTGTAAAGTGACGATGAAACCACGTCACTTTAGGGGCTACTATGAGTCGTTTTTTATGTGGGAATGTAAATGTAAAAAAGTTCCCGGTGCCAAAGAAAAGTCTGGGGCATTTACTTAAGGAGGCTATTATGCCGTGGATTGAAAATGTAAGTTTGGGTGATATCCCCAAAGGCCGACATCACAATGCTGGTGATAACTCCATGCTGATTCAAATTGTTGACCCAGCAATGGAGTTCCCAGAGCCCATGCACAAGTTCAAAGAGACACACAAGTTTGAGTTTCTAGATCTTGAGCAGGGTGACGCCTTTGGTGAAGAATTTAAAGTAACTGATGCACAGGCAGAACAGTTGGTTCGGCTATTGCAACATGCTCTGGACAACCGAATGAATGTGGTTGTTCACTGTGTTGCCGGAGTTTGCCGAAGTGGCGCTGTCTGCGAAGTTGGTGTTATGATGGGCTTTGATGACTGCGAAGTATTTCGTAGCCCTAACTTGATGGTCAAGCACAAGATGATGAAAGTCTTAGGCTGGACCTATGACGAGAACGAGCCTCACACTATAAATGGTGTGGAGCTCGATTCTGGATTGATCGTTCCTAAAAATTACCAAGGAGATATCTAATGATTCGTGTATTATTTTTGTTTGCAGTTTTGGCAGTTGTCTGCTATTTTGGTATTCTTGCTGTTCAAAAAATAACAGGTAAACAATTTTTTAAGTTGACTAAAATTCTAGGTTACGTTATAATTAGTTCTGCGTTAGCGATCATGCTGATGTTTGGTTTGGTAGTTCTCTTTTAAGGATTGAAAATGAAAAGTGTTTTTAAAATTGGTTTGATCATGTCCGCAGTGGCATTGGCAACAGGTTGTACTCGTATTGAGACAGGTGAGGTCGGTGTACGTGTTGGCTTTGATAAACAAGTGCAAAGTGGTGAGCTCTTGCCTGGTAGTTTTAATCAAACTATCATCGGTGACGTTCTGACCTTCCCTGTCAAGGACGTCAACGTGGTCCTGGAGAATATGACTCCTGTGGCCAAAGACAATAGCACAATGAAGGACTTTGACGCAGTTGTGGTCTACAACATCAATCCTCAGGCAGTTGCTGAACTGTACTCAACCAAGAACAAGAGCTTTCACGCTGAGTTCAAAGGCGACACTTATGTGATGTACAACTATGTGGTTCAGAATGCTCGTAATGCTATCTACAAAGCGGCACGAAAATACGAAGCTCTTGACATGGCGGACAATCGCACCGACATGGAAAACTACATCAAGGACGAAATTGTTCGCAACCTTGCTGAAGAAAAACTAGATGGTCCAATCAGCATCAGTCAAGTTATGATTCGTAATGTGGTGCCTAGTGACACTGTGGTTGAAAGTGCCAACGCCTTGGTTCGTAGCAAAAACGAACTCAAGCAAAAGGAAGTTGAAGTTAAGACTGCCGAAGCAGAAAGTCGACGCATGGCGGCACTGGCCAACAACTCCAGCGCAAGTATTGCATTCATGCAAGCACAGGCCATGTTGAATATCAGTGAAGGTATTAAGAACGGCAAAGTACAAACTGTGGTTGTTCCTAGTAACATGACCAGCTTGATGCTGCCTAAGTAATATGAAACAGCGTGGATTTACCCTTATTGAGTTGATGATTGTTATTGCGATTTGTGGAATCTTAACAGCAATTGCCTTGCCTTTGTTGTTGGGTTCCGGACAAAGCAGTAATAACATTAGTATTGGTATTAATGGTATGACGGAAAGCCGTTGCATCGAAGGCTATAAGTTTATCATCGATCAAAAGGGTAACTCCCGCCAAATACTTGACGAGTTTGGCAAAGGCGTTAAGTGTGAAAATCCTAACGCAGGCAAGCCTGGTAGTTTTGGAAACATGTAATGGAAACAAAAGCTACTCACGTTGACGTACTAGGTCGTGAACTTAGTGTAGGTATGCCTGTAGCAGTGGCAACTCGAAATGGCGGCTTAAAAATTTGTACAGTAAAACTACTGACGCCAAAAATGGTTAGAGTTGAACCTGTTCAAAAGACAAGAACTTGGAATGGCAAGGATATGAGTTACTTGATTTATGGCAGTGATACAGTTATCATTGGCGGAGAAGATGTTCTAATGTATGTGCTCAAGCACGGAGGTTAATATGACTATGAAACGTTGGATGGAAA